ATATAAAACTATCAAAATAGAGTATGTTAGACCAGATTTTGTTAATGATGACATGACGGATTCTTATGGTGAATTTAGGGCAAGAGAAGGAAGAATACTTTTACAAGACACATTGTGTGGGCAAGAGCGCTGTAATACTACTTGGCATGAGATATTACATGCAGTGGTGTATATTGCCGGACTAAATCAAGCAAATGGTCCATTAAAAGAAGATGATGCGGAAGAACTTGTTGTAAATCAAATATCTAATTTTATGATGGGAGTGTATAGAGATAACCCTTGGCTTCTTGATATGCTTAAAAAACACTTAGATGAAATCGATAACTGAAGACATCCTTGATTGGTCTAAAAATTTCATAGAAAAACCTAATGAATATCTAGGCAATGTACCGGTATGTCCATATGCTGCTAAGGCTAGACAAGATAAAGCTTTGAAAATATTGGAAGTAACTAAAGATTACAATCTTATAGACAAGATTGTTGAAGGCACTGAGTTAATTAAAGACCCTAAAACAGACATAGTTATTGTAGCATGCACTGATATTACCATAACAATTGAAGAACTAAGCATACTTATACACGGCTATAATGTAGTGTTTGTACCACAAGATATATATCTAATGGCCTCTCATCCTTATGATGATGAAGAAGAGGAACCCATAGAGTTTTTAGAGACAGATAATTGGGAACCAGATAATGTTTTTTTAATGGTATTAATTCAGAACTATGATAAGTTAGAGCGTGCCAGTGATATGATGCGCAAAAAAGGCTACTACGACAAGTGGCCCTTAGACTATTACGATGGCACAGTTAACAAAAGAAAATCTTATAGGAGATATCAAAATGCAACGAGTAAATAAAAATATAGGTGGTACTATGCAAGCGCGTAGAAAAAAACCTGGTCTTAATAAAATAAAAGGTGTTATGACTGACAGACAAAGAACAGAGTCACAACAACCAAGTAGAAAAGCAAAATCACAAAGCAAATCAGCAAAAGGATCAACTTTAAAAAATCCAGGTGTATCGGTAAATCCGAAACCAGTAAAAAATGCTGTAAGAAGTAAAGATGGTAAAATTGTTAGAAGCAAAAGCGGTAAAGCAATTACATTTGGTGGTGCTAATAAAGGTGGTGCTAGATCTCGTCAAGGAAAAATGGGCGGCGGTAGCATGATGAAAAAAAGAATGAAGCGCGGCGGTAGCGCAAAGTAAATGGGTAAACTTTGCCCAAAAGGAAAAGCTGCAGCAAAAAGAAAGTTTGATGTATACCCTTCGGCGTACGCAAACATGTATGCTTCAGCTGTTTGTTCGGGCAAAGTTACTCCAGGAGGAAAAAAGAATAGAACTAAAAAAGCAAAAGGCGGTTCTGTTACTAGAATAGCTACCGGTTGTGGCAAAGTTAAAAGAAGAAAAAAAACTACTCACGTTGTGATGGTTTAAATGGCTGAGAAGGGGCTGCGAGAATGGGTAAAAGAAAAATGGGTAGATATTGGAGCTCCTAAAAAGAATGGAAAATATCAACCCTGTGGTAGATCAAAAGGATCTAAAAGAAAATACCCTAAGTGTGTTCCTCTAGCAAAAGCTAGGGGTATGTCAGCCAGCCAAAAAACAAGTGCAGTAACAAGAAAAAGAGCAGCGGGTAATCCAGGAGGAAAACCAACAAACGTGGCAACTTTTTCTAAAAGAAAAAGAATGATAGGGGGAGGATTAGTTTAATGGCTGTAACTAGAGGACAGATACCTAAAACTACTACAGGTACAGGAGCAAACTATCGCAAGACAAAGTCTGGAGCTGGTATGACAGCTAAAGGTGTTAAAGCCTACAGACGTGCAAACCCTGGAAGTAAATTAAAAACAGCAGTTACCGGTAAAGTTAAGAAAGGTAGTGCTGCAGCAAAAAGACGTAAGTCATATTGTGCAAGATCATTGGGTCAATTAAAAAGAGCATCAGCAAAAACTAAAAACGATCCTAATTCTAGAATTAGACAAGCACGTAGAAGATGGAAGTGTTAAATGAAAAGACTAAACGTAGATGAAAACACCGCAATCTCAATGCCGGCGCGTAACTTACTCACTATTATTGGCAGTCTTCTTGTGGGTGCTTGGTTCGGGTTTGGCGTCATTGAGCGACTTAATAATATAGAAACAAAACTACAGCTCATGGAGAAAGATCTAGAAGCTGCTAATGCTTTTATTGACGGGGTCCCCAAAGGAGACATGGTCAGTCCACAAGTCCAAGAGCTCTACATGTTGGTCGAGTATCTTGCCGAGAGCACAGAAAAACTTAAAGAACAAATGGAAGCGGAAGTGCCATTAATATTAAAGAACGAAATGATTATACAATTTCATGAAGATCGTATTATAGATTTAGAGGAACGAAAGAATGGGACTCATTGAAACAGTTATTATACTTAGTTTATATGTTTATGATGGTGGCAATAAAAACATAGAAGGTTGGTACCACCAGGACAACATCAGTACTTGCCTTGCAGCTAAGCGTCTAGCCGAACGTAATTCCGGCAATCAAGTACAATATACTTGCACTTTAGAACAATGTATGATGACAACAGACCAAACAGGTGTTAAACATTGCGATAAGATTATTAAAGACTAACTCGGGGGAGACATGGAAATTCAAGACATCAAGAAGTATTTTATATACATACCAGTAGTAGCTGCGGTGCTATCTTCATTGTACTATGGTATAACTACATTTAATTCTACTATTCAATCCATTGAAAAAGCTGCGATTGACATAGAAATGATACGTAAAGATCTAAGTTATTGGGAAAACGAAATGACTAGAACTAAAGAAGATTTTACTAGAGAGATGACCCGTATGGCTACTGAGTTAGCAGAAGCATCAGCATTTGTTGACGCCAGCAGAGACAGCTCATATAAAACAGCAGACTCAGTAAGACAAAACAGTTATGATATTAAAGAACTAACCCGACAACTTAATGGTGGTTGGTAATGATATTTTTTCGTAACTTAATAATAAGCTTAATTGCTGTGTTCTTTTTATCTACAATTAACTCACACGCAGCTAATGAGTATCTTAACAATTTTTCAGGTCATTGTAGTACCGGTAGCATCGAGCCTTATTTTGATTATTCTTTAAGAGATAGCGAAAGCCATAATGGTACTTTCACTACTAATAATGATAATGAAGTAAACACTTTCATTTATCCTAATGGACCAAATGTATCAGATGAATGGCGTGGTGGTATACGTTTTAGGTTCGATCTAGGTTCTACTTGTAATAAACAATTTAAAAAAGCAAGCAGGGAAATAAATTCTTTACGCATAGAATTAGAATTATTAAAGCTATGTGGTCGTTATAAAAACCTAGAATTAGGAGAACAATTTGCAACAGTACGTGAAAAATGCAAAGACATTGCTCCAAAAGAGATTATTAGTGAATGATATTCTAACAACGCAATGGAAAAACATTTGCTAATCAATGTTAATTATGCTATTGATTAACCTTCATGGTTGCAATGCCCCACTTAACAGAGAAGCAAAGAAAATTTGCTGAACTACTAGTTTATAATGAAGGTCGTATGACTCCAACAGAGTGTGCGATAGAAGCTGGTTATGCCAAAGGCTCAGCTTATTCAGAAGCCTCACGTCTTAAGAATGCAAATAATTATCCCTTAGTCGCAAAATATATTGGTGAATTAAGAGAAGAAGCTAGAAAGAAATATGAAGTTTCCTTTGAAAGTCATGTTGCCGAGTTAGGTAAGATTAGACAAGAAGCCTTAAAGAAGGGTGCCTTTAGTGCAGCAGCCAATGCTGAAGTAGCGAGAGGTAAAGCAGCTGGCTTATACATAGAACAAAGAATAAGTATATCAGGTAAGTTGGAGGACATGTCCATGGAAGCACTAGAAGCAAAAATGAAAAAGATCTATGATGATAATAAAGTAATTATAGAGGGAGAAAAGATAGAGGATGAAACATTAGAATACAACGGAGTTAAAATTAAGGATGTATTAAATGAGGAAAGCTAAATTACATTACGAGCATACACCTGGAGTTAAAAAAAGAACTTCTATTGGACAAAGTATAAGATCCAGACCTAAGAACAAACACAAACGTAGAACTTTTAAAAAATACAGAGGACAAGGAAAACGATGCTAACAAGATATATAAATCCAGAGAACGGATCACCCGCTTTTGTAATACACAAAGCCTTTTCACCGGAGAACTGTGATCAAATTATAGAGGAATATAAAGACAGTTTACAATCAGCTGTACATGATGATGGTAAAGGAGGTTTAAATAATGATACAGAAATTAGGTCTTCACAAATAACTTGGGTTAATAATCCAGGGGTTAATGATAGATTATATGATCTAATGACTATTGCTAATGGTACTGCTGGTTGGTGCTATGATATAACTTCACACGAACAACATCAGTTTACAAAGTATGGACCTGAAGACCACTACAATTGGCATTATGATGGGTCAGGCTGTCATTTTGCAAAACGACATTTTACTTTTGATCAACCCTATAGTTTAACAGAAGTAGCTGTACCAGGTTGTGTAAACACAGTTAGAAAACTATCTGCAAGTGTATTATTAAACGATGATTTTTCAGGTGGTGAGTTTGACATGGCTTTTTTAGAAGAAGGTAAGGTAGTTAAGAAGGCTATTAAACCTGAACGAGGAGACGCTATCTTTTTTCCATCACACCTGCAACATAGAGTAAGAC